TAACCTCTTGATTGAGTTTGTTATTAAAAATCTATCTGCCTATTTTAAAGTTGATAGGCTTTGCAGTTTCTTTGTCTGCATTAATTTTTATTTCTACACCTGTCATATCTTGCACTAAAGATATTGCTTCTTTTGGTATTGGATTTCTTTTTGTAGATACTGCTCTACCCATATCTGCATTCCATTGTATCTTTTGAGCATCTACGCCATTCCAACCTATTGTTACACTTGTTTCAGTTGGTTTTCCTCTTACTTGTAGATTTTTCATCATATCACCAGATAATGTTAGATTGACTTTACTCCCCTCACTACCCCTTCTTAATTTTGGTTTTCTTTGTGCATATCCCCTACTATATGATTTAAACTTTTTACCTTTAACATCTAAACTATCATTTTGTGTTCTATCTCTAATTAGATCACATATTTCATTACCTACTTTTTTCCAAAATCTTGTGGTGAACTTTGGTATATTAGCTAACTTACCCAACCTTGATACCCTCTACAGTTATAGGATTAAATCTTTTCTTTTCACCTATTAAATTTTTTGCTTTATCTGGTTTAATTAATTTCTTAGACCTAGAAGTCTCACTTGCCCATTTATGTCTGCAATTAAATCCCCCTGCATTACTAAATGTATTAGGAAATCTAGATTCTATCTCACTTCTTGTTAATGCACCTGCACTAGCCATTAATAAACATATATCTCTGGTTTTTTGATCTATAACACCCAAGTAAACATATTTATCATCTGGATCATCAAACTCAGCCATTTCTACTGTTACATTACGCTCAAATTGATTTAAGGCAGTATTAGCTAGGGTTTCTGCTTGATCTGCCCTTAAAACGCCTCCTGCACCCCTTAAAATGCCATCTGCTATCTCTCTCTCAGTAGCACCTGCTAATATTCCCCTAGCTACTTCCTTTTTGATAAGCTCACCCATTACCCCTGCTTGTTTAGCAAATGAGTTTCTATCTATACGCTGTAAAGCTGTTAATGACTCTGCTGTTACTGCACCTGTCATTTCCATAGCACCTAATACATTCTCATACTCTAGCATTAGCTTATCTATATCAGCATTTAGGTTAAGTTGGTTAAGAATAATATCTTCCATATCCAACCCCTGCAATACAAGTAGTATCTCATTCTTACTGAGTCCTTGCTTTTGTAGATCAAATATCTGCTCTACAAGCTCTTTCTGTATTCGTTCTACTGCTTTAGCGTATTCTAGTGATGCTGTTTCTTTAGCCACGCTGTAATGCCTCTAATAACTTGTTAGCAGGTTGTTCTGGTTGCTCTGGTTCTAACTCTTGCATCTTCATAGCAAGTTCTTCTTCATCTATATCTGGATTAAACTTTCGTATAAGCTCTTCCCTAGTAATAAGATTATGCTCCATTAAAAACTCTAGCTTATTGCGTTCTTCTGTCCATGTCATAGGAAACCCCACCTCTGGGTAGTCTACGCTGTAATTCTCTGATAGGTTAGCACCTTCATGCACTCTTAACACTTCCCTATCAATCATATATCTTTCATGCTCAAAGTCTCTAAAGATTGGAATATCAGACTCTCTGGTTTCTATATTATCTACAGATAGAATCTTTAATGCCTCACCACTTGGAGGTGCTGATGATTCACCCCATCTAATTGTTAAGCTATGATTCTGCCCTACTTGATTAATTAAATCTTTTACGGATTGTATCATCTGGATCAGATTAGCATTAGGACTTACATACTGCATATTAGCACCCTCTGGAAGTGCGATAAGCCTATCGATACCAAACTTCATATAAGGTGGTATCTCTGAATCTAACCCTGTAATCACAGGTGAACCCATCATAAGCCTAGTGGCTATCATTATCTCTGTCCATGCGTTACTAGCATGAATGGCACACCTTGTAACATCGTATGCGTTTGTATTGAACTCTACTTTAGTAATAGGGATAACATCATAAGGATTTACCATCTCTATGTTATTACCTATCGGAAACATTGCACCATTTAGCTTAAAACGAAAGTGCATACCCTGCTCACCATCCATAGGCTTACTCCAGAATACGAACTGTCTATCACCATTATGATCTCTATGTATCTCATAGCTCATGCCATATACTTCACCATCATATATATACTCTTTAACAATAGGATGCAGTTTATATTCAATGCGTTGCATCTTTTCATTATACATACTCTGTAGATGACAGCTACCTAACAGCCAAGATAGTTCCCCAAACTCTCTTACTTTACTATCTAGGTTGTGAGCTTTCTCAGCATAATAATCATTGAACTCACCATTAATAAATCTTTCAGCAGGTTGTTTAAGTAACATCAATCTACTCTTAGCAAACCTCTTAACTAATGACATAATCACAGGTGGAATCTGAGATAAGGACTCTGAACTAAAATACTGTGATATATGATCATCTAAGTTTCTATTGTAATAGAAGTCTAAGGATGTGTTCTTTTCAGCTATAATATCATCTAGTGCATTATATTCAGCCTCTTTAACTGAACGCAAAACAGCCTCTTTACCGAGGTCTGGGAGCATTATTTTATCATGTAATTCCATTTATAAACCTTTAAGATGTGGCATAATTATTAGCCTCTGTATATTCTCTGATGAACTCCCCCATCTGTTCTTTCTTTCGTAAATCTAAATGCTTACCATAATAGTGTAAGAATATAAAAGTGATAATGATTCCTACTACTATACCCAATAAAAACTCTACCATTCTGTACTCACAGCTACACGCTTAACGATAGGATGCTTTAATGCTATGTAATAACTACAGGCATCCAAAGCATGAGTAAGAGATATATCTTTAGTCTTTTCTATCTTACCTGCTCTATCTCTTTGACATTGTTCTAAATCTTTTATTAAGTATTTACAGGATGGATCAACTGTCATCTTAATCCTACCATTAGCATCTTTTAGCATTCTATTAAGTGCATTGATCCTGTCTATTACAGGTGGGTTAGCTTTCTTTGCTATTACTTGAAATCCATAATCTTTAAGTATCTGATGATCCGATTTATGGCTCGTAGTTGATCTGGCTGATCCTGCACTATCTGGGTAACATGGTATATGTGGAGCTACCTTCTTCATAGCTACAGCCATCTGCTCTGTATTGCTGTTTGTTTGTCTTATCTCATGGAAGTAGTGTATAGAACCATCTGTATATTCACAACCTAGTACAGCAGACATATAGTCCACATTGAAATCAATACCCCAGAATAAGTTAGGTGATAACTCTCTAGCCTGTTTAATATGTATCTTCCTGTCAAAGTTGTAAGCTACTCTATTTCCTGTAGATACGAAATCAGCCATGAACTCACTCTTAAATGTAACCTCATCCATCGTTGCTTTTGCTTTATCTACTTCTTCTTGTGATACAAACCCACCCTGTACTGTAGTATATTGCCATGATTTCCAATCTGGATCATCTGATTGACCTCTAAGATAGTAATCATATAAATGGTCAAATGAGTTAGGTGTACCAATAAACAAAGTCTCACCTTGTGTAGTTGTTAGCATGGGATATATAATCTCTTCATATACATTAGGTTTTATATAACTAAACTCTTCCATTACTACTTTATTTAAAGTTGCTCCCCTAAGATTGTTTTCTTGCTCTGCACCTTTAATTGAAATCTCTGCATTGTTTGGTAGCTTAATAGATAACTCTGACTCGTTGATTATAGCTCCCTGCCATTGTCGAAATACAGAACGCAACATCGGAAATATTACCATCTTCCCCTGTCTGTATGTCGGTGCAACAAACCACCTGCGTTCTTCTGGTTGTATCTCTTCGTGAAGTAACCACAAAACCGATAAGATACTTTTTCCCCATCTTCTTCCTGCAACAACAACCTTCATCCTTTCTGGACTCTGGATTATTTCTTTTCGTATCTGGTTTATTTGCCAATTAATCAATAGTAATTATTTTGATGGGTTCATTCTTATTAGTTACTTCCCTTATCTCTTTGGCTTTACCTTCTGTTCTATCACTTAAATAATTAACAGCACCTAAACTACCATTCATTGCCATGCGATAAACTTTTCTTAACATTTTCTCTTTTTTGGATTTGCCATCTGGTTCTATTTCGTCAAAGATGACATTAATAATATC